TATATAAATACCTACGAAATGGGTGTTTCTTTGGGATTTTTGTGGAATTTAGGCTATTTTTTTTGCTTCTTCAGGTTAACTGTTTCCATCTTGAGGGTCTATTCCTATGAAATCAGCATAGATTTCATCAATGGAAATATCACTTAAAGCCGTATTCGTTTCAACAGCAATAGTAAAAAGCTCTATAAACATCTTCTTCATCTTTGGGTTCATATCATCACCATAAGCAAACCCAGCTCTCAATGGAACATCCATAAAATCTGGAGCAAATTGGAAATTGTATTCATTGACTTTCTTGTCAATCTCGTTTCCAAAAGTGCTTGACCTGTAAATGCTTCCGTTAATCCTCAACACATTTCCTTTTGACAATGTGACTGTGTATTCAATATCATCCACAATAATTTTTCTTTCTTTCATAGTATTCTCCCTATTCTACCAATTCTTTCCATCCAGCCGTATCAACTTCAGAAATGAAATCCATAATGTCATCAGCTTGTTTTGTTGCTTTTGGAGCAACCCTTGACATCATCCTGTGCCAAGCCACCCCCTCATCCACTCCCATTGATGTAACCAAATCCGTATAATTGGCAAACATCTCTGCTGTCTGATGACCATTGACACCATAGATGACTTTAGTACCCTCTGTGTAATATTTAGCTCCGTGTCCGTATGTCCTGATGAGATTGGTTATGGATTTTCTGCCCCATCCACCAAACTGCTCTCTTGACAATGCTCCAATGAAATCAGACAAAGCATCATAATTAGCTAAATATACAGAATCTCCAGCTCCATCTGCCACAATTCTGTAAATCAAATTAAGTTGCTCATTGGTGTTTCCAGATGATGCTGACAAAAGATTCTGGATTGTTTCCTTATTCTCAAGGAAATCAATGGCATCCAAAGGAACACCAGTTATTTCTTCCAAGTCCTTAATCTTGACAAAGGTTGGGTTTTCATCATAAAGCTTTATCATATTCTTTCTGAATTTTTCTTTTGAAACAGTCAGGTTGAAATTCTCATCCAAACCTATCTTTTTCAATTCTTTTAAATTTATCTCTTGGCTCAACCAAGTTTTGTATGATTCCTTACCATAAAACTTGGCATCTCCCTTGATGAACTTGTTTGCCTTTCCAGCCTTTTTGTCTATTGACCTCAATGACTTCAAATCATCTTTCAAGGGCAAACCCATTGACTTGGAAATCTGCCTTGACTTTGATATGGAATATTTCTGTCCAGCTGCCATTGATTCAGGATTGAAGAAATTGGCTGCGAAATCATCAGGCAACTCATCCATTTCCTTGAGCAATTTCTTGGCATACAAGGCTGTGAACTTTTCATCATCATCAATAAAGTGACCAAATTCGTGTCGCCAAGTTGATGAAGCCATTGGCTTTCCGATTTTAAAAGTCTTATCCATATTTATTCCACCATTGTTGTAATAGCAAAAGCTTCCATTATCCCTTGTTAATTTTGATAATGGGTCTGCTTTATTTATTGCTGTCCTGAATTGCTTTTGTCTTGGTGTCTTGTTTCCCCATTCAGACTTGTTGTGCCACTTCGCTTCTTCCTTGTTTGTGGTGTTCCACTTTGCTCCAGCTCCAGTTGGCTTGACCTGTGGAGCTTCAACAGCAACAACTTCTTCAGGTAGACCCTCTGCCAGTTCCTTGTCATCAAGCAAGGGCAAGGCTGTACACCTACAATTCACAACTTCTGATGCTCCAGCTGCTTCATCCAAAGGGTATATCATTCCGTTTGAAAAGCTTTCGCCTTTCTTTATCCTCTCCCCATTCAGTTCCCTATGGGCATCTCTTGTGTTGTCATCAATGATTGCCAACCATTCATAGCCCATAACCAAGTCCTCTGTTTCGTAGGAATGAAATGCTCCAAGATTGGCAACCCTGTTGCTCTCTGTCCTTGCTATTCTCATTGCTTCCATTGGTGTCTTGTTCATAACAGTCGTTACTGTGTCCTGAAGCTTCTGGATATTCTCTCCATTGAGCAAATCAACCATCATCTCATCCTTGAGCTTGTTGTATACCCTATCGGATGCTCCAACAATCTTATTGACCTGATTCTTGATTGTCTGTGATGTCATTGGATTGGCAACATTGAAAATATCTTCAGCTTCTTTCGTTTCGTATTGGTATTTCTTTGTCCTCTTTCTCAATTTCCTCAAAGCCGTGTTTCCAACTTCCTGATATTCTTCTTCAAAGAAAGGTTCAAATGTGTTTTCCCATTTGTGCTGTACATCTCCAATGTCAGGCATAATAATATCAATGGCTGCCAAAGGCATCTGCTTCTTAAGATGCTTGTTGAATGTCTTGTCTGCTTTCTTCAGGTTTTTCATAACCTGTCTTTTGAATGAATTGAAATTCTTGATTGAAAGCTTGTATATCTTTCTCTCAATGGTTTTTACTGTATAGGTTTTCTCTATGGCAAAGCCCATCTTGTTGAATGGGCTTTTAAAGGATTTCAGCCTTTTAAATTATCGGTATCCTTATCATCAGCTTCCCAGCTTTGGATAATCTTGTCCAATTCCTGTGGGCTGATAGGCTGTAAGCCTTTCTCATCCTGTGGCACTTCTCCATCCTGTCCTACCTGAACAAGATTCATTGGCATAAAGGCTGTTTCTCCCCAAGCTACTGGTGGCAATCCATCCTTTATCCTTTCCTCGTTGATTGTTGATACACCAAGCTGGAGATTTGTCTTTTTTTCTTCCAGCCTGAATGTTGAATCTTTGGATGTTGGGTCATCAAACCTGAATTCCATTTCCATACCACCAAACATTGGCATCAGCCATTTGTTGATTGTTGCCTGAATCTTCAACAGTCTTGGCTTTACACCCTGAAGCTGGAATATCCTTTCTGCTGCTTCAACAGTTGCCTTGTTCACATCCTTTCCACCAAGAATGGCATAAGGCACTCTGTAACAAGCGAATATCTCTCTCCAGACTGCTTCCTTTCCTTGTGTGAACTCAAGTTCCTCAGCATTAAGACCAAGCCTTTGGAAATTGAATGTTCCTGAATCAAGAACAGCAACTCTCCCTCTCTTGCTTCTGCCCTGATAGAGCTGATTCCATTGATGCCTGATTCTCTCGGCATCATTCTGTGTCAATGGTCTTTGGCTTGTAAGGATACCCTCTGGGATTGCCCTGTTCTGTAAGAGCCTTAGCCTTTGAACAGACATTTCCTTGTCCACTTCTATTGAATACTGTGATGATTCAATTGGAGAATTTCCATAGAAAACTGACATTGGGTTGGCTGTCTTGAAATGTATTATCTCATCCTTTGAAAAGGCTGTTCCCCTATCGTTTATGTTGATTGAGTTTATGTTGTCATCCAAAGAGTAGATATATCCAGCAACCAAATCTCCCTCTTTGTTTTCCTGTTCAGCTGGAACTATTGTCATCCTGTATGAAAGCAAGGGATGAACCTCAACAGGAACACCATTTGAATCTTTCACAACATAAAGATAGGCATTTCCTGTCAAGTCCAAGTCTATGGATAGCCTTTCCATAACCTCATAGGCATCCATAATCGGATTGGGGTCTTTGAATAGCTTGTTGAAAGGGTTGTTGGGGTCTTTAACCTGTTCCCATTTGTCGTTGGAATACTCGTAAGCTCCAAAGTCTGTCATAGCAACCATATCTGCTATCCTCTTTACGGCACTAAATACTGCCGATTGGTAGCTTTCTGACATCTCTCTTGGAGATAAATCCCTCTTGATGCCCTCGCCTTTCCTGTGTGTTCCCATCCTTAAATTGAGATAAGGGTTCTTCCCCCTGTGATTCTTGCTAAAAAAGTTTTTTATATTGTTTACAATACCCATATTCCCTCTCCGTTCATATATTTGTTTCCCCATACAGCCAAAGCCAAGCTTATGACTGTATCATCATTGTATCCAGAAGCTGCCTGATACTTGGGGTTGCCACTTGCTGTCTTTTCATATTGGTAATTGCTCAATTCCTCAATCAATACATTACCAATGGGGAATTTGACTTCCCCACTCTCTATCTTGAAAGCCAGATTCTGGATTATCTTTGCCTTTGTCCTGTAATCAAGGGTTATTCCCACAACCCTCATCCCAGAGAACTTCAGCTGTTCCTCAACACTAGCTCCCATACCAGTCGCATCCAAGTATATTGGCATCTTGCCACCATACAAGTTCAAGGCATAGTTTATTCTTGACTTCTGCTGTTCAAATGTAACATCACGGCATCTGTCAATGTAAACAACCTTGTTGTCTTGGTCAATGACTGTAATGACAGTAAAGTCATTCTTCCTTGCCAAGTCTACTCCCATAGTATATGTATACTTCTCATTAAATTGCTCTGGAATGTCGTATTCATCAATACATTGCTCAATCCCATAGAAAGCACCACCACTTGAATCAAGGAACTTTGCCAAGTATTCCTGTTCAAAGATGTTTCGTGGTGTCCTGTCCTTTATTATCTGGAGCTTGTCATCCGTAATCATTGGAGATTCCGTTGATGGTGTATGGAATGATACCCATTCTTCCATATCCTCTTTCTGACCCCATCTCCAAGCTTCCCAAAACCAGTTCTTTCCAAGAGGTGTTGAAATCATCCAGACTTTCGCATCCTTAACCATCAGCATTGGCTCAACATATTGTTCCCAGACCTTTCTGTGAAGCCTTGCTGCTTCATCCAGAACAACACCATCCAATGTAGCACCCAAAAGGTTGTCCAGATGCTGTGGCTCTCCAGAAAGCATTATCAATCTTGAGCCATTTGGCAAGTAAACAGTCAGGTCTGTGGCTGTCGCTTCCTCATATCTGCCCTTGAATTGCCTTAATATTCTTGGAAATATATCCCTACGGCATTGCCGTAGTGTCGGAGATACCCACCAGACTGTTGAATTCTCTTTCTTTTCAGCCAGATTAAAGGCAATATGGATGGCAAGTTCAGTCTTTCCCACCTGTCTACCAGCACAAATGACAACATTCTTGCCCTCTCCCCTGTCCAATACTTCCTGTTGCCAGTCAAAAGGCTTCCATACTTCTGTCTTTTTCTTCTCGGCTGCCTTGATTAGTGCTGATTTTCTGCCCTCTTTCTTCTGTGTCAGCTTGGAAAAGGCTTTAGTCATCCTTGTCCAGAACCACCGATAGGGCTTTCAGGGTCTTTATTTCGTAATCTATTGTCTGGGTTATGTTCTTTATCGCTGCTGAAAGCTTGTGAACATCCGTAGCCTTGATTTTCGTGTCCGAAATTTTCTGCTGAATCTCCATTTTCTCCATCTGGTTCTTTTCCAAACTCAAAAGAGTTTGCTGATATAGCCGTTCTAATCTCTCGTTCTCTTTCATCTAAATCCTCTTGTGTTATAGGTTCACTCCAAAGTACCCTGTTGTCCTTGACTTCCATCTTGTGTAAGTGGTGGTCATCAAAGGCATAGACATAGATGCCATCAGCCATCCTTGCCCATTCATCAGGTAAATTACCATTTAAATCTGCCAGAAACCCCAATCAATCTCTCCCCATCTCTCTTGAGTATATCAACAGAATAGTTCTCATTGAGCTTAATTGAATGAACAACTCTGGCATTATCCCAACTTGAATCAATGTCGGAAACTATTCCATCTAAAGTTTGTGAACTGCTTTTTTTGCCAGTTCCTCAATAGCTTCTGGTGTAATGATGTCCTCTTGTAAGTTGTCTATGAACTTGTGAAGCAACTTGCTTCCGAATTCCTGATACTGTGCTACTGCCAAGTCCTCAATGACACCATCTGGCAATATGTCCTCTATCAGGTCTTTAGCAACCTTGTCCACATCTCCATCTTCCTGTGCCTTGTCCAACCAAGCATCAACAGCATTGTCCAATTTCTGTGCGAAAGCTGGAACAAGCTTCAACACCCATCCCCTTGCTCTCTTTCTCCACCAATTTGATAATCTACTCATTCTGTAACCCTACCTTATTTATTATTTGCTTGTCCTGTTTCCGAAATAGAAACCCAGAACAATCAATCCAGCATTGTTTATCGCTTCTGAATTGATTGCTGGGCATACCATAGCCAACACAAGCACCAAAGCAAGGATAGCCCTTACAGAACCTATTGGCATATACAAAGGATTTTTAGCCATCAATGATTTTTCTCCAAATGAAAGTTATCAAAAAGCTTATTGCTGTTGTCCATCCAAGAAGATAAACTCTCCAATCCTCAATCTTTCGCAACCTTATATCCATAGAATGGAGCATTTGCGAATCAGATTCCTGATTATCAACGATTGAATTGAGCTTTTCTTCAACTTTTGCCAAAGCAATCTCAACTTTTTTGGTCATAACTGAACATAATATTAAGTGAAAATCAAAAAAAATTGATAAAAATCAACACTTTTCAGGATAAAACCCTATATTCAAAGCGATTATATACAATCATTACTTGACTAAGTGTATATTGTGATAGACTACTAGTATGGAAACAAAGAAAAAAGCTGACCGAAAGGAAGCACTAGAAAGTAAATTGGAAGCCTTAGAGCTTGTGAAATCTGACCTAAACATCAGAATAGATGAAATCAAATCAGAACTTGAGAAGTTGGAAACTCCAGTATTCAAGATGGTTGATTTACCTGAACAGACAGAAAAGCACAGAAACAGAATGTTTGACACTTGCTGGAATGATGCTGAAACTTGTTACTGCTGTGGCAAAAGGGTTCAAACAGCCAAAGCATACTGGTTCGCACAATCTAATTGTGGTAGGGTTTTTGATGTGAATGACCCTGAAGCCAACAATATGGAAGATGATGGTGGAATCAGTATGGGCTGGTTCGCACTTGGCTCTGAATGTAAGAACAAGCTTCCAAAGACACATTGCGAAAGGAAACCTCATTGGAGCTAAAAGGAATCAATCCTGAAACTGGGGGGTGTAAAAACCCCCCTTTTTTTTTGTAACAATCCAAAAAAATCAATCAAATTCTGGAAAAACAGCATAAAAACCCCATATTCAAGCCTTTTATATACATATAGCACTTGATATTCTGTATATTAGTATAGGATAAGAGTATGAAAACTAATGAAAAGACTTCTGACCGAAAGGAAGAAGCAAGATTTATTGAAAGATGTAAGAAAGCTGCTGACAAAGCACAGCTTGGACAAGCAAAAGCTAATGAAGAAATGACTCTTAGGAAAATCAGAAGCATAAAAGCTGAATTGGCTGAACTTTACAAGATGACATTACCGAATGGTGCTGTTGTAGATGGTAAGGATGCTTATGAAAACGACTTGGGTATTGATGTTTGGGAAGAATTGGGAAATGCTGAAAGGTCATTGAGAAAAATCGCTGCTGTTGTAATGAGCAAAGGATTGAAAAGCTAAAGACTAGCAAGAACTGACCTTTGGGGGGGTGGCAACACTCCCCCTTTTTTTTTATGCCCTTACCCTAAAGCCGTAGTACCTTGTGTTCTTTCCTATAGGAACGACACCATAGTCAACACCATCCCTATCCAGCTGTCGCTTCAATCTCCGTATCAACGGCTGTTTCCTTACTGTTATCCTTGTTTCCCAACAGCTCAGAAGCTTCGTATTGATTCGTTTGGGCTTCAATTCAAGCATATTACAGATTGCTATGAACCTATGGGCATTCTCATCCTTGTCGTATTCCATAGGCTTTATATTAAATGATGGATTTGAAACCCATCCAAATTAGTTTGGGTCTTTACTTCACATTTTGAATCTTTTTAGGAAACTTTTACCCCCCTCCCCTACCCATTTATGTAACATAATTCATATTATCGGAACTATCCTACCCCTGATAACAGGTAAGAATGATGTTCACAATAGCATAAAGGGGTCTTTTGGGGGAGCATCTGGTTCAACCACCCAACCCCTATTCACTATCTCTTTTGGATATGTTTTTACAGAGGTGGGTCATACCCTTTTGGGTAGGAATGTATTGATAGAAACTATATTTTTATATTAAAAAATATATGTATATTATGAATAACTTATTTGTGTACTATTAAATGGAGGAATCTATCCTTGATTACACCCTACCCTTAGTATTCAATCCCGAAGTCGTTTGATGAGATGATTAAATGGATATTTAATTATTGAATCAATAAGACAAGACAATAAGCAAGACAATATTAACGAATAATTGTTCACTTTTCAAGTCCTATGTATCACTTTGGGGATAGTTGGGCTGCTGAAGCCGTTGCCCTACGGATGAAAACAATTAGGAATCGGCAAGGGGATGCCGATACTGTACCCCATTCAGCTTGGAAATTACAGCTCTTTCATTATAACCTGAACAAAGAAAAGGTATCTGTTTACCCTGTTAGTGTATATAAAAGCACCAGAAAGTACCAATTCACTATACAAAACACTTGACAAGTATGTATATTGTGTATTAGGGTATCAAGTATGGAAACAATTAATTATGCTGACCTAACAAGGAAGCAAGAGAATAAAGTGGAAACCTTTATGGTTTGGATATATAAAGAAGCTGAAAGAACTGGAGAGCTTTACAAGAAGATTGAGGGTACTCATTCTAAAAGGGAAGCAAGGATAATACAAAGAGCTATCGTAAAAGATTTCTTTGATATTTACTTTACACAGATTCCTGACTTTACTTCTAAAGTATTACAAAGAAGAATTGCTTACAACTGTAATGCTTTGGCTAGAGGGAAAGGATTTGAGAGTGGTTATGACCACTTTGTTGAAAAAAAGAAAAATTTAGGACTTATTCAAGGCGATTCTATAAAAGACATAGATAATTACTTTGAGAATCATTGTTACTTTGGCTGTAAGGGATGGATTAAATAATGGAAGCTTACGAGGTAGCATACAAGACAGATGAAGCAATCCTTGAGGGTGTTCAGCACCACAACGAAGCTGATTGTGAGGGCTTCTCTTTAGAGCATCCATTGGGTAATGTGAAGTCCAACTACAAGAACGATTTGAGTTGGGTTACATATTGGGTAGGAATGGCTAATGCCATCCTGAACAAGAAAGGAAGAATGGAAGAATGGTCGGAAGAAAGGAAAGAAGCTTTTGCTTTATGTATTTCCAATATTCCAGTATTCACACCAAATCACTTTTAAAGGGGGTTAAATAATGAAAGTAAAAACATTGAATGAGCTTATTGCTCAAATAAAAAGCAAACATTTGGAATGGATTTCAATAGACTTGGGTGATTGTACAAAACATTGTGCTTGGTACAATACAGAGAAGATACAAGAGGAAGTTGAATTTGTTGTCAATTGTAAAAAATCTTTTGTGAATCTGTCAATGCCACACAAAGTCAGGCTGTTGGATTGGGCTGAAGAATTTATTCTGGAAAAAGAGAAAAATCAACTTATCAACAGAAGATATTCCATAGATTGGAATATTCCCATTTCCTTGCTTCAATGGTGGGTGTCTATGAACGATTCTGGAAGATTGGAAAATGAAAAAAATCTTTAAATTTCAAGGCTTAGGGTTGTGCCTTAAACAACCCAAATAAATTTAAATGGGGGTTAGATATGACTAACAACAAATGGGCATCCAAGTTGCCCAAAGACTTGGAACAGAAGCTGACAAGGCTTCCGAGAGTATATAAGAGAGGTACTCAAAAAGGTAAGATTCTGATGAAGCTCTTATTCATAAGGGCTAATGGGAATGGTAAAGTATTGTCTTTGGATTTGAATAAGATTGGGTTCAGATACCCAAGCCGTATTCACGAGATGAGAGCTGATGGATGGAACATAACAACACAAAGGGTTAAGTTTCAGGAACATTACTACGAGCTGGATGATGCTCAGGCATCAACCCTAGAAGCCGTTTTAAGGCATCCAGAAGCACAAGAAGCATACTTTGGGTATTCGTATGGCGAAATACAAGGGGGTTATGATTTATGACTATGCCACAAGAAAGGGTTACAAGGTGTTCAGTAAACACAGCTTTGCTGGATGATTGGAGATTGGAGAGAAAGATGTCCATATCGGAGTTCTGTAAGATAGCTGAACTGACAAGATGTGCTTATTACCAATACAGAAAGGGTATATCTCCATCTTTGGAAGTCAGGAAACGATTGTCGTTCCTGACAAGTATTTCAGAGGATATTCTGTTCAACAGAACTGGAGTGTCGCAAAAGGGTAGAACACCCTATAAGAAACTGTTCACACACATAAGGGGGTCAATACAATGAGGTTCAATGTAAATGATTATGAGATGGTTCAGGATAGGATTGTGAGGTTTCACAAGACCTATCCAAACGGAGCTATCGTTAATGAGGTTATAGACATATCTGCTGATGGCAAAAGGGTTCTTGTCAAATGCTCTGTCTATAAGGATATAAAAGATTCAATTCCAGCTGGGGTTGATATTGCTATGGATTGGCAATCTAAGTCAAGGGGAGCTGAAGCCACAAATTGGGCTGAAACAAGTTCCACATCAGCAACTGGTCGTGCCTTGAGCCTAGTGATAGGTTTTAAGGGCAAAGGGAGAGCTTCACAAGAAGAAATGATGATTGCCCAAGAGAGAATCATTCAGGAAAGGATTGTCTCTGAAGAAACCACAGCACCAAAGGCTGAACCTAAAAAGGCTGAAACGAAATCAATCAAGAAGCAAGTTCAGGAAATTCAAAAGAAACCAGAGGGTATGAGTGGAGAGGACAGAGAGAAGCAAGAGCTTTTTGGGTATGTCAAGGAAACCAAAGCCGAGTATGAAAAAATGATGGTTGAATTAAATCCTGACATTGATGCCAATGATTCAAGGATGAAATTTCCAAAGGCTGTATTCTCAAATATGGAAAAGTGTTTAGGCACTTTGGGTCATAAGAGATATGAGCAAAAGTGGGAGCAATGGCTAAAGATACACAACCATTTCAACCCAAAGAAGCTTGAAGCCTTGCCTGACATTCCAGAAGATGTTGGTGGAAGTGAGGAAATTGACATTGACAACCTTATTGCCACATCAGGAATAGAGGGAGTAGTCACAGAGGGAGATTTGCCACCAGTTGATACTGAAGAAAAGTTCCCTGATTTCCCAGAGCTTGATAGGGATATTGAGTTCAAATACACACCAAAACAAATATCACAGAAACAGATTGACTGGATTATGGGTCTGGCAAAGAAAAAAGGCATCTCTGAACAGAGATTGGGTGCTTGGATATTACACCAATTCCAAAAGACACTTAAAGCTTGTGATACAAAAGAAGCTTCAATGATGATTAATTGCCTGAAATGATTAACACACATTGGGGTTGGGGTCATTCCCATAAGGGAGTGGTGGAAAAGGCAAGATTGCTCTTGCTGACTTGTTATAGGGAACTTGGGTGGAGTTCCCACAAGGAAGATTTGATTCAGACAAAGCCTGATGAGAAAGAGTACAAGGGATTGCTTTGTGAGGTCTTGTGGCACTACGAGGACATCAATCAGGAAAAATCGCAAAGATACAAGGAAGTGGATAAACTATATAACTATATGAAAAAGCATAGGGGGTCAAGATATTGAAAAATTGGTTTTACAGAATCATAGATTGGTTTTCAGATGACTTTATGGAATGGTTAAGTGTCTACGGCACAATCCATATTTGGATACTGCTGATGGTTTCGCTGGGTGGCAACATCTACCAGTATTCCTTTTACAAGGGATATGACAAGAATGTCGGATTTGTTGTTGAAGCCTATGAGAAAGAACAGCTTGAGAACTTTGACCTGAATAGGGCAATCCACGAAAAGAACTTGATAATCTTTGAGTTGGATTGGAAGCTGAAAGACTGTATCTCAATGGTTGATATGATTGAAGATGAGGGCTTGGTCATAATCAAGCACACATTGGAAGATGACTAACGAGGAACAAATCAAGTCGCTGAAGTTTCAGCTGGAATCAAGCAAGTTAAGGCATACCGAAAAGGATATGGAAATATCAAGGTTGAAGAAAGCTGTTGATGACAAGGATAGGATAATTGATGGATACCAAAGATTCATCAGGGATAATTTACACAATGCCAGAGCTGAATGAATTTCATTTGGCAAAGGTAACCAAAACTCAATTTGAGTATTGGTATGGCAAAAAGGTATTGAAAAATGCTGTCAAGCTATCTGGGGATGTGTCTGTCTTGGTACTCAAGAAAGACTTTGAGGAATACACAAAGACAAGGCACACCCCAACAAAGGTGCTTGAGATTGCTATGTATGAGAACTATGAAAAGCTAAAGGGGGTTTTTGATGAGCAATAGATGGGATTGGAAAGATTCACAAAAGGTGGGTATGTATGACATTGCTCCAAGTTTGAATCTTGGGGATAGTTTCAGATATACGATTTGCCCACCAAAGGTAAGGCACTACAAGACAAAGCTGGATTTGACTTACAGAAGAAGATGTAATGCCCAATGGGAGAGATTGCCTGAATTGAGAGATAGAAAGGCAATATGGAACAAGATAGCTGATGGCTGGGTTTGGGATAGGGTCAATGAGGAATTTGTAGTTCTTGACATACCTTATGAGATTGCTGATGACAATGGCAATGTGAGGTTGCTGTCAAGCAAAGGCAAGAAGATTGACTTATGGGAAGATTACCTATGAAATATGCCAGATATGTAAGAAAGACATATAAGACAAAGGCAACTTTGAAAGAGGATGTCCTGAAAAGGTGGTTAAACTCCAATGACAGCACGATAGACACACTTGCTGACAATATGGGCATAAGCTCCAGAACAATCAAATACTGGCTCAAGGGGAGAACTGTAAGAAAGGAAAACAGGGTAAAGCTTTGTGATGCCACAAGTTTATACCCCAAACAGTTGTTTGATTTCAAGTTTGAGTAGTAGAATATAAGAACTCAAAAGCTCCAATGTGAGGGCGAAAGAGTTATTGGGTTGAGGGTTGGGTAACACCAGCCCTCTTTTTTTTTTGCCTAAAAAATGCCTTAAATTCGCAATTATTCACATTTCGTGGGTATTTATATACATTTCTACTTGACTTTTTGTATATTATCGTATAGATTAACAAGTATGGAAACAAAAAAACATAGAACTGACTGCTTAAGAGCAGAGGTTAAAAATTTAATATTGGGATTTGTTAGGGCAAATGTTGAACCATTTCCTTGTACAAATGGGAATTTTCTTTTGGAGATTAAGTCAAATCATAAAAAAGAGTGGGGTAATAACATTCAAATATGGTTAGACAAAGATGAGAATGGATTTGATATGTTAATGATTAAAGAGAATGGTGTTGTAAAAACCAACAAAACATATTTCGGCAACTATAAGCTTATTGATGATTCATTGAGGATTATTGCTCAAGATTTAGTTTGTTCACACGATTTCTTTGGACACACAACCGATACTTTTAGTGATGACCGAAAAAGGAATGGAATCAATATTGCCAAACACTTGAACGAAAATCTTAATGACTTTTGTTGGCATACTGAGTATTCAAGGGTTATCGCAACTTTAATGGGATGTTTTGGAAAGGCAATCGGATTTAAAGATTCATTAACTAATGATTACTTGAAAGCACGATAGACACTAAAAAAGAATCAACCTTTTGGGGGGTGATTAATTTCACCCCTCTTTTTTTTTGCCGTTTTTCAGTTCCTCAATCCAGTTTACATATTGGCAAAGAAGCTCATTCTTTTCCAGAATTATCTTTACAAGCTCTTTCTTTGTCAATGATTGGTATGCTTTTAAGACATCATCCAGCTCCATATCGCTTTTTATAGGCTTTAAACGAACATCTTTTCTTTTTCTGCCTTTTGCCTTGTGGAGTATCCTTTCCATCTATTTGGCTCTAATGATTTCAAAGTCAATCCCAGCAACATCTTCTCTAAAGTTCCAAAAGAATCTCAACCACCAAGCTCCCAAAGGCTTTGGGGATATTCCCTTTTCCCTATGCCAACCCTCTCCAGCAAGGAAATCCTCTTTGTATGTGGGCATCTGGATATGCCATTGTGGGGATAGGTAAGGCTTGTAGTTTATGCTTGAAAGCTTCTCCCTTGCCAGTTCCAGCATCCAAGATTCGTGTATATGCCCAGAAACCACAATATCGGCTTCTGGTAGGTATACAGCCTTTCTTGCTGTCTGTATTGTTCCTTTGGTTACTGGAGCTGCTCCACCGTATCCGTGTGTGAATGACAGTATCTTTTTCCTCATTCCGTTCTTGTTAGCCAAATCTGTGTAGAACCTCAATATGACATATCCAGCATATCCACCAGTCTGAACCTCTGCTCCGTGCTTCAGGTTCAATGTCGTTCCAAGCCTTTCTATCAAATCAACCTCTTGGTGCTTCAGTACAGATGTTTCGTGGTTTCCCTTTGTTATGAGCTTTATGTTGTCCTTGTAGGGTGCTAGGAAGTCTGCTGCTTGGTCTACAACGGCATCAAAGTAATTGGCAACCTGAAGCTCTGGTCTTAGGTCTGCCTTGTTGCTTCTTGGGTCGTATTTGCCACCCATACAGTCAAAGAAATCACCAAACATCAAGACATCAGCATTTCTTTCCTTTGCCTTGTCAAGATGATTCTTGATTAGCTTTCTGTTACATTTCTTGGAATCAAAGTGATGGTCTGATGAAATCAGAAACCATTTCTCAAAGTCTTTTCTCTTATGGGATTGCTGGTCTGCTATAAAGACAGACTTATGCCTTTTCTCATATATAGATATAAGCTATACCCACCAGTTCAAATAGCATCAATGTTTTCATCAATAGTAACCCTATGTCCAATAGTTTAATCGCAATTTCTGAATTTTGTTCACGAATCACATTCCAAACCATAACCAAAGGCAATAGTATCATAAGTTTTATCTCAAAGATTCCAAACCCATTTCTCAATAGTGTGTTATAGACAGGGTTTAGCTCTCCACCACCCATCTTCAAGACAAAACTTGTAACCATAGCATCAATAATGTTCATAGCCAAGTAAATAATTCCTTTTCTGTTTGTATCGTTTTTTATCATCTGTTCCTCTCTTTTTTTAATTTGGGAATGTCAAAGATATTGACATCACAAATAAGAGGATACATAAAAACATCAAAAGTTTGTCTTTCATATAATCATTTGGAACTGTGATTTGCCCTGATTTATCGCAAGATATGGAGCATTTCCTGATGTTCCACCACTAAATGAAACATTGGTCAGCTTTGCTCCAGTTCCCAAAGTTACAGGTATCGTATCTCCACCAGCTCCAACATAGTTGTTACAGATTGTAGAGCTTGAGGTGTCTGCTATCATATTGTGGGTAACAAGTATATATGTGTATCCAGTCCTGTTTACCCAATCCTCATATACTGTTGAGCTTCCATCATCAAGGTTTGTTCCATCAGTCAATGTTATTTCATTTCTTGCTCCAGTTGATATGGAGCTGTGGGCAAAAGTAGCAACATCAGTTGCTCCCTCATTCTTGGAACAGCTTCCAGAGCCACATCCATAGGCTGATTCACAAAACCAAGCATTGTCATTGGATATATTGATTGGAGATGAAAATGTGGGTCTGTCGCTTTCACCTGTGATTCCAGCAAATATCCTCAAAGCTGGAGAACTAAAGCTATATCCATTGTTTACACCTGTTACATACAAGCCCAACTTAACACCAGTTATCTCCAAGTCATCATCAAGTGATGATGTGTCAAACCTCAAATATGTCTGGTTCATTTCTGTTCCAACTGCCGTTATGGGGTCTGATGGTGGAAAGGTTGAAACCACAACATTGGAAGCATATCCAACATTCAATACACCACTATCTCCACCAGCCCTGACACTATTGGTGTAACCTGATGCTGTTCTGGCAAATTTCGTTCCTCTCCACATATCATTTATTACATTGGTTGTCCATCCTGACAAAGCTCCAGACCCAGCAAAAGTTGTGTCTAAAATACAGTTGTCATTGTTGCTTGGTGGGTAAAATTCCCCATAACTGCTCATTAGGCTGCCGTAATCTCCAAGAATACTGTTATAGACATATTTCTCGGAGTTCCTGATATTGCCACCACTACAGGTGCTAACTCATCCTTGTCAGCAAGTGTTTGTGTGCTTTCTGTCGTTGCTGGTGTGGCTGTTGCTGTCAATGGAGAACCTGATGTTCCATAACCACTCAAGTCAGAACCATTCTTCTGTAATTTCCAAGTTACATTTGTTCCTGAATTGATTGAATATATTACAGACACAACCTTGACTGTCGTGTTGTATCCAGAGCTTGTGTACCTATCCCTGACTGTCATTGGGATAATGAAATCCGTATCGCCACTAGCAACCTGAACCTGACCACCCAAAGCCCAAGTGTGTGAAACTATGACCCTTTGCTGTGATGCTGCTACTGTTATTGTTGAGTTAGCACCACCATCAGTCAATGTAACCCTATCACCAGCTGTCAATACCCTTTCTGCTGACAAATCCCCATCAGTAGCCAAAGTAACATATTGGGCATCTGTGGGTGCTCCACCACCACCACCACCACCAGATGTCAAATCTGTTTCAGTTCCAGCATCATTCTTGAAATAGAGCTTTCCATCATTCTTCTCGTAGATGACACCCTCTCCAGATGCTGGTGTGCTTGGTGCTGTCGTGCCAGAACCCTCTTTGAGGTACAAAGCTCCACCATTGGTGTCATTCGCTTCCATTCGGAATCTTTCAGAGCCACCAGTATCAAACCTTATCTTGTCCTCATCTGCTGATTCTTCTGTATTGACTATCGTGTCGCCATCAGCATCTGAAATAACGAAATCAACCTCTGATTCAGAAAGGTTAGCATCAGAATTATTGCTGTCATCCCAACCATCTCCAGTAGGTGTTGTTGATGGTGTTGATATAACTTGTGGCTGTCTTGTCGTATCAATGAAATCAAGCCTTTGTGAATCTTTCTTATGAAAGAACCTACCTATATATTTCTTGATTGTCTTTAATGGTTTCTTTCTGTCAAATATACTCATAATTAACTCGCTTGGATATAACTTGCTGTGTTGAAAGTGTCATAATCCTCTAATCTAAAATCAAATCTTGTTCCGTTGGCATCCATTGTGAACTCGTATTGTGTCATTATTCCTGAATAGGAAACGGCACTTGGTGTGCCTTGTGTGTCATCAGCTATGGCAATGGTCTGTCCAAGAACTGGCAAGTTGTTTGAATTCACGAATGGAGATAATCCATCCAATGAATAATCCCTTGCTTGAAATCTTCTCAATTTGTCATCAAGGAATTGCTGACCCAAACCCTGTGCTTCACTAAATGAAAAATTCTCCAAAGGAATAGGGTTTGTCTTATATCCCATTGAAGCAAGTTTCTTGTAACTTGGGGAAAAAGCCTTTCTCTCAACATCATCCTTTGTCGTTTGGTCTTTTGTAACCCTTACAAACAGGGCTTTCTTTCCAACTCCCCTAACCTCAAGGTCATAAAGGAAATTTCCAAGTTGGATATAACCTGCGTGCCTGTCTGATGAGTTTGTGGGGGTTGCTGTTCCACTATGAGAACATAATGAAGCTTCTATCGCATTTACGAAAGCTGATGTGGCATAAGGTGTTCCTGTTTTCCACCAATGATTCATTCCACCATTTTCCTGTGTGGCATCTGCTGGGTCAATATCAAAACCCCAAGAATCTTGCCTGTTTACATTCCATCTTGCTTCTCTGGAAGCATAATCTCTTGGAGAATCAGCTTGTGAAAATGTTTCGCAAGTTGAACCATATCCATAAGTCTTGTATCCATAATCAGCATTTGTCTGCCTTAATTTCTCCGTACCCTCTCCCCAATAACCATTCTGGGCAAAAGGGGAAGCTAAGGCAACTATCCTCATTCCTTTTACATCTTTAGCTTGGCAATTGCTCAACTCAAAATGTCTGCCACCAACCCTGCCTTTTGAACTGGCTGTTAAAGACAAAGAGTTGTCATTGAACCTCTGCCAAGTTGTGTCTGATGCTAATGGGTCTGTTATGTCTATGTCGGTAGAAACCTCAACCCTATAAGTACATCCGTTTGCTCCAGAATCTCCAGCATAAGCTGTTCCAAACCTGAATTTTTCTATATCTAATGTGATTCCATTCCTGAACCAGAATGTAACTAGGTGTAAAGGTGTTTCATTGCCATCATCACTCAAGCTTGGTATTCCAAAAAATCCAGTATCGTTCCTATTGTTTTGATTTGGATTTCTTCCAGTTGTTTTCCAACTTGCCTTTTTCCAGATTGATGTATGAATGATTGGAGATGTTATGTTTGGAGATGTTGATGAATTCCAATTCTTAACATCTTTTCCCATTCCCCTCAAATGTGTCGTATCCCAAAAATAGTCTGGAATTGATGAACCACTAGAGTAAGAGCCTTTTGTGAAGCCAGTTTGGGCTGCTGTTGATGTTGGAACTCCAGCTGTTGAAAAATTACATCCATACTGGATAATGTTCTCCCTTGAGAAGTAATTTTGGTCTGGTGTCTGAACCTGTAAAAGCATAGCTGAATAGACATCTGAAACATCTCTTTCTCTTGTAAGGGATGTTACAGAACCAGCTGCCAATGTTACATCTGCTGAAGCAAGTGCCTTTTGACTTAATGGCTTGAAGATGACTTTGTCATTATTGTCATCAAACCTTAAATCAAAAAGCAATCCAGAATCTTCACAAAGTTTGTCTATGAGAAGTTTTGGCTGTATGGGGGTTGAGCTATTTCCAAAAGCCTTGTATTCAAGATTATTTATCTTTATTCCAGTTTCCAAACTGTTTGTTGTGTCAAAAATAAGCCCAGCTCCACCAGTCATTTTTGATTTGGATATAATGTCCTCGTTTGATGCTGATGTGTCTGTAAGCCCTGTAACAGCCGTTCTGACAGCATCAGAGATGTCAAGAGCATTATTTGTTGTTCCTTTGTCTGGAGAAGCTGAACTGGCATCCCCATCATAAGAGAATTGATGACAATAAAGGGCTGTTTGTCCATCCCATTTGGCATCTCCCTCACTCATCTTTATTACACCCTCTGCTGCCACAACACCTATTTCCTCTACTGGGTTGTTTCCAGCTTCAGAGTAAACCTTTGGAGCATCTCCACCAAACCTGTTTGGAAATACCTCAATCAGATATGAGCCACTTGCCCATTCCCTACCAACATAGCTTGATGATGTTGTAGACCAAGCATTTGTCAAATCACCTCTTGTGTTCCTGTCTGTCTGTGGTGTTGTGTTGTAGGCATTGAGATAGTATTTGCCTTTATCTGAATCATAAAGGTATCCGTTGTAATGAACGAATTCAATATAGTCATTATGTATAAGCAAAGCCCAAGCCCTTCCAGTAAATGGAATTCCAACATCTGCTGTTGATACAGAACCACCCCTACCAACATAGATTCTTGTTGAAGCATCTGCTGCTTCCTCATCATCTGCTGGAGCTGCCAAAAGTTCCCTAGTTACGATATTCATTTGCCACCCAGCATTTGTGCTGTAATCGGCATCTGATTGAATACCCTCTCCAACTTGCCAGTTCTTTGAAAGTATGACATATTCATCTCCAGATGTCCATATTGAATCTGTTGTAACTATCGTATTGCTGTCTGTAACAGATTTAATATGTGTAACCTCTTTTGTTGTTGTGTTAATCACAACAGCTCCAACCTTTATAAGGTCTGTAAGGAAAGGTGTTCCAGAACTAGGCTCTAATGTCGTTCCTGATGTTGAACCACCTGATGTTCTTGTCGCATAAGTTCCATTTGAATTTACTGCTCCAGCATAACCCAAAGGCTGTGGAGCAAAAGTGTAATCCTCAAATCCTTTTGTCTGGTAAATCTTATTGTCGCTTCCGTGTCCAGATGCTCCAGATTCAATTAATGGTGTTGATGAAGTGAAGCCGAATGTGGGCAAACTTCCATCAGTTGCTATTTTTGTTGCTGGAATGACTGTATAGTCCAATATAGCCAATTTGTCATAAGCCGTGAATTGAACTGACCTTAATTCGCTATTGATTGATGTCGGAGCTGTCTGGATATGACCCTTAAAGAGAATCTTGTTTCCAGTCGTTTCTGTAACCCTTACCAAAGAACCCAACATCAATGAGTTGTCAATGTCTTTTTCCTGTTCAAACTTGTTTGTTCCAACAACATCATAGATGACTGCTGCTTCAAGCTGTTTTGGCTCATTAAGCTCTGCTGATATGTTTATAGCTTCAGGATAGACACTCGCTGATGCTCCCCTACCTATCTCAAAGCTCGTAGATGAAACAGTAATGGCTGTTCCTATGGTAACAGTCGTGGCATTGTTTGCTGTTATTGTGTAGGCTGTGCCATCAAGTTTGTCAGGAACTATTTTCATATTCACGAATTCATTTATTTCTGGAACAACTGTTGTTCCGTATTTATTCTTTATAGAGCCTATTGTTACTGTTGTGCTATTACTTGCTGTGGCTGTTCCAACAACACCACCAGCTATGCGATAGGTGTCTGTACCTGCCGTAAGCCCTGAATGATTTCCTGTTACTGTTAAAGTGTTTACTGTGTTGTCTGTGATTACTGCTACTGTTGGGTCTGATTCATTGGTATCAACAACAACATAGTATCCAATCCACTCATCTACAACCCAATTCGCATTAGCATCAGTTAAGACAGTAGATGGAGCTGAATAAGAGCCAACTGTTGTCCAAGTCCCCCTATCTCCCCAATTCTGTAATGATTCCTGAAAGTGTCCATTGGAAATCGCAACCTTTACTGTTGGTAGAGCCATCAGCTTGTCGCAAATCTGTCCACATCAATAACAACAGAATATGGTGGCTCTGTCATCTTGGCTTCTGAATATGCTCCAGAATCAAGATTGGATATTCTTCCCCAGAAATAGGTGCTTGAATCATAGGCATAGGTTGAGCCTGTCGCATAATCCTGTACCTTAACCTGTGTTCCACCTGTCATCCAAGTATTGAGCTGTGTCCATTGTGTCCTTGTGATTCCACCAATGGGAATCTCCAGATTCAATGTCCTTATCTTCCCATTTGTGGATACATCCCTTGCCCTGACATTCCCATTCAAATCCCTATAAGAGAAATCTGCCCTATGCTCAACCTCAAATAGTGTTACTGGCTCTAAATCAACATTTGTTGAGCCATCTGTTATTCTTACCTTTCCCTCGTTAGCCATTAGATTCTTGCTTCCCTACCAAAGTTTGAACTCATCATAATATTACCACCTGTTGTTATCATTGGAGATACATTTCTTCTTGCTCCAGCTTTCAGAAGCTGTCCAGTCATATCTCCCCAATTCACTACCTTTACTGGAATCGGCTTGTCAATCTCTTTTGTCCTGTTTTTCCTGAACAATCTTCCTATAAGACCACTTACCAATCCACCCACAACACCAGCTCCAATTCCACCCATTGATTCTGTAAGGCTTTCTGTAACCTCTGCTCCAAGTATGTTTCCTATACCAGCACCAATGAACTCCATTGTTGAAGCTCCATCCCCATCAAGCATAAGCTGTGCCAAAGAATCTCCAAAGGCTGTTGAGAACATCAAGGCTGCCTGTTGTCCAGCTGATACCTGTGCTTCCTTTAATTTGTTGCCATTGCCTTGAAACAATCCCAATGGGTTGTCATCTTTGAAGATTCCCTTTCCAACATCACTTGAACCAGTCAATACTGATGGCATTCCCATACCTAAAGCTCCAACTGCTGATTCCGTTCCCTGAAATCCAAATCTCAATTCTCCAGTAGATTTCGCTGTTTCTTCAACTGTTTTAAGATTGTTTCCCATATCCTCTATGGTTTTATTGAGGGTACTTGCTGGTTGATTCCATCCATCTAATACCTCTTGAACACTACTTGATGCTCCATCCAAGACACCAGCAAAACTAACAGCACCCTCTGACATCTCCAACCAAAAGCTTCTTGATTCCTGACCAATAGAATTCAAATCATCAGCCAAGTCTGTCAGCCAAGTTGTATCTCCCCCAAAGAAACTCTTGACAAGAGGGTTTTCAGCCATTCTTCTTAAACCTCTAGATATAGCATTAAAAATTCCCTCAATACCCAAGCCTACCTTTATGAAAAACATCTGTATATTCAACACAAAACCTTTTATTCCATCTATAACTGACTGTAATGTTTCAAACCAACCACGAAACTTTTCTTCAACTTCTTCTTCTGAAAAACCTCTCGCCTTTTCTGTCAAATCAGCCAAAAAGAAAGATGTTCTTGCCAGTAGGTTGTTTACCAAGTCTGAATTGACAAGTAAATCTCCATAAGCCCTTTTCAAATCAGAAAAGGCTGATGTAACTTTTCCTACATTTCCTGTGAATGTCGTACCAAGAGCATCTGACAATCCACCAACCTGTTGTTCAATCTCTGAAAGTATCAGCTCAAAGTCTTTTGTTTCCTTTGCCAAATCAGAAAGGGTAATACCCATTCTTGACAATTCTCCAGTAAGACCCATAGAAGCCTTACCCATAGCATTTGCTGCTGGAACAACACCCTGACCAGTCTTGGCTGCGAAATCAACCATAACCTTTGTAACTCTTGGCATCAGGTGGTCTGCTATGTCAATGTATGTTGCCAAGAAAGACTGACCAGCAATTATCTGTGAATTGGAAACACCAGTAACAACCTGAATCTCATCAGCCAATCTTTTCAATTCACTTGAAAGGTTTGGGGTTGTCCTACCCATACTCTTGATTGAAGCATCTAAAGCCGTAACAGCATCCTGAAATTCACTTGATGATTCAACAAGGCTGTCAATACCTCTCTTTACAGCACCACCAACAAGGATAAGCCCTACTCCAACCAAAGCTCCCTTTAGTCCGAATACGGCATTTTTGACTGTGGCAAAGGTAGCTCCAACCTTTGTTCCAAAAGTCTTGACTTTAGTTTGTACTTTTGTAAGTGTTGGGGATATTGAATCTCGTAGCTTTGCTACTACTTCTATTGTTCTTCCTGTTGCCATTATTTGTTTTTCCTTTTCATTTGCTCAAGTTTGTCGTTCTCTTTTTCCCTTTGAACTGAACCAATAAATTCCATATACTCTATGAATCTTGAGGATTGGTCTAAAAAAGAGCCTTTGTCTGGCAAGAACCCTTTTTGGTAAGCTCCGTAAAGAGCAAAAGCTTGTCCTACTTCTTCATTGTAGAAAGTAAGAGGGCATTCCCATATCCTCTCTCTCCCATACAAATATGGAGCTGATGCTCTCTTGCCTTTGATACAACCTCTGCCCTCGCAAAGGTTTAACTCTCTACAAGATTCGCAATCAAACCCCAGTTCTTGCCCATACAGAACAAGCTCTAGGCTTTTTTTTGGTCTTTGCCCACCTTTGACATACTGGTAACCCATTCAGCAATCTCTGTGATTAGGTCTAATGGCAAGGCATCCAGATAGTCATCTGCTACTGCCTTGTTCTTCCATCCCAGCCTTGTGTCATCTGTAAGCTTGAAACCAATTCCCAACTCTCCCTCTACATCCTTTAATCCATACCTTACGAATTGAATGGCACAATCAGCCATTGAATTGACATCAGCCAAGTCATTTCCGTACTTTGCCATTATCTTGAACATCTGCCTTGATGTCAAAGAGCCAACAAAGAACTTTGTCTTGTCCTTGCCTTTCTCCAATTTGCTAGTATGTTCGCTTCTCGCTGTTAAATCTAACAGCTTTAGTCCTTTACCCATTATTTACTCCCTTTAAATCTAGTTGTTGTATGTGAAGCTGAAACTGTCGTTTCCTGAAAGGTCATCAGTAACCAAATCAAAGGAAATGTCGTACATCAGCAATCCATCTGTGTCTGAAACAGTTGGAGCTGAATTTACAACCATATCCCAGTCATAAGTTACCTTGTTGTATGATGCTGTTCCAAGAACGAAAGCCACATCAAGCTTCGTTTTGTCTTTCCATTTGGTATTCCAGTCAAAAGCTGAAACTGATGGTATCTCCAAAGTCATTGTTCCAGTTCCCAATCTTCTTGTGATTTGTGGAACTTCGTATCCGAAAGCTTTGGCATCAGAGCCAGTCATACTTCTTCTTGTGGTTACTTCGTTGCCCATATCCAAAGTTATGCTTCTGGTTATTCCGAAATCCGTTTCTGAACCAACTGTGAATGTCGCAACAGCCTGACAGACTGGTGGAACAGTCGTGTTGTAGCTTGGTGTTGGGTTTGTGGCATCTTCAGGTATTCTTCTCATAAGACCTGTGAAAGTCCAATTAATCTTACCTATGTTACCAGCTTCAAGCACCAAGTCGCAAGTTCCTACACAACCAGTCAATATCCATCTCAAACCATCAGCCCAATAAACGATTGTTACTGTGTCTGTCGGTGTTGAATCTTGGCTCATTGTGTAACTGTATGATGAATCGGATGTCGCAAAGCCAGATGCTTTCCATAAAGGCAAATCAACTGGAGCTGTGGATGAGCCACCACCACCTTTAATCTCAGTCGTGAAGCTGATTGTGGACATTACCCCACCAGTTACCTTTGCCATTTGGTCTAATGAGCCTAAATTGCCCACTCTGTCTATCTCATCTCCCTCAAGCCCTACCTGAACATTCTCTGCCAAGTGGTAGTCTGAATTTGCTACTGCTGGGTTATCTCCAGCTGTTGTTTCTGCCACCCAGCCAACATATTGAAATCTTCCTAGTTTTACCATTATTTTTTACCATCCTTATATGATTTGGTTTCGTGCTGTTTAGCTATTTCCTCGTGTCTTTTCTTGTTTCTTTCAAATCTTTCCAAATCTTCCTTTGAAAACTTCCTTTTGTAGTATGTTTTCTTCTTCGTTATAGACTTATCCGTAGACTTTTTCTCACTCATACAAGCACTCTCCCTATGTGTAGATAGTTTATATATTAACTATAAAAGTGAAAAATGGATTTTTTTTACAGAGTTTGTCTGTAAAGACAGGAAATTGATATGTCAATTATGCCAACATTCCCAACATCAAGCCAGATAAATGGAGCTTGGATTGCCGTAACCTCGCAATTGATTACTCCAGAAACACCTAAAGTGTTGTTGTTGTAAATCATCTTGTTTATATCTTCGGCAACCTTGTTTGCTGAACCTCTTATGGTGTCCTCATCTCCACCCTCAATATAGCATCTCAAGGCTATTGCCAGATTCTTGTTTACTGTTGAGCCTATATTCTCGGCAATAGATTCAGAGCCAAGAACGATTGAAACAACAGGAAAGTCCGAATAGTCAATGTCTGTGAATGTTGTCGGATAATCCAATACAGAACCCACATCCTGTTGGTATCCATTGCCTGTGGTTATCGTTCCAAGCTTCGTTACCAAAGCTGCTACTATGTTTTCTCTTTCTCCAGCCATTATCCCATCAACTTCTTAATTGCCTTTTCTATTGCGATATTCACATTATCTTCAAATCCAGCATCATAAATCTTGTTAAAGGCATCTCTCATAAATCTTTTTGCTGTCAATCCCTCTGCCCTTATTTTCTTCTGTGTGTGTTTTGCCAAAGCAAATCCACTTCTCAAGCTTCCAGTCTTGTATCTTGCCCAATCAACAAGATTTCTCAAAGGCACTTTTCTGCCACCATCCGTTCCCTGTTCTTGAGCTTTAGTATAATCTGTATTTCCAGCAACACCAGCCTTGTATTTAAAGTCATCCAATGAGCCACCCTTTTCATTAATTTCATAAAGGTTGTTTCTCAATCTTCCAGTCCTTACTGGAGCATTTCTTTTCGCTTGGGATGTAACCCTCATTGCGAATTTCTTGAACTCTGGCTCTAAGAACATATTAAAGGCTGACTTTACCTTATCATCCCTGAACTCCAATCTTCTTTTCAGTTGTGAATAGTCAAAAGTCCAATCTCCGAAGTCGTATAAACTCATTAGACTGGGTTGTGGCAATAGTTGTCAAGAATCATCAGGGATATGCTTGGCAATCCCTTTTCAAAGATGGCTGAAAATGATATGCTTTCCCCATCTCTTGACTTGGAAGCCAACCCTTGCCTGTCATCTCCCTTTTTGGAATCAAGGAACATCTTGGCTGCTATCATAAGAACAGCTATTTCCAAATCCTCTGGAACATCATTGAATGTCGTTGTAACGGCATCAGTATCCCAGTCGCTTGTGTCATATCCAGCCTTGTATGTAACCTTTACATTCTTGAAGCCTGATGATATGTTGTCCTTGTTGAATCGGATGACACCCTCATCAGCAAAGACTGTGTAATCTCCAGAAGCTATGGTTTCATCTCCACCTGTTTGGTCATAGTCGTTTATGACTGATGCCACAACTGTATTGAATCTGTTCCTCAAATATAGCTTTGTTGGAACTCCAAAAGAAAATCCCAATGTCTGGTATCCACCAACATCCACATTCTCAACTGTGTAATACTCAACATCATTAGAGCTTGGTCGTTCAAGCATTGTCCTCTTTGTGTACCTAGAAGCAACTGCTGTTGCTCCCTTTAGATAGTTCTTCAAAGTGTTATCCAAAGATGTCGTGCTGATATTCAGATGTTCTTTAAGAACTGAAAGTCTAGCTAAAGCCATCTTTAGTTCTTTGCTTGATAGCCAACTATAACAACTTCACCATCAAAACCAGTTGGAGAACTGTCTGCTTGGGCATTGATAGCCTTGTTTACAGCTGATGTCTTAATTGGTGTTGAAAAGTTTATTGCCAAAGAGCCATTTGTGGTTGTTATGTAGTATTTCCCTATGTCAGCTGCTGCTTCCAAGATAGTTACACCAACAACTGCTGTTGTTCCAGCCTTGATTGTTATGATGATGTCAGTTATGTAAGTGAATCTTGAAGCATCTGCTGCTATAACAGCTGTTGAGCTTGTATCAGTAAGGTTCGCTGTTCCACTAACCAATTCAACACTTGACAAACTTGATTGTCCTGAATTATAACTAGCCATTATTTCTTACCATCCTTTTTTGGTTTTGCCATTTTGACTTCTTCGCAAATTCCACATTCACAAAGAACCTTTCCTCTCTTGGCATCCACTTCAGCAACATCTCCCTCTTTATGGTTGATGCTGTCAAGTTGTGTATCTCTTAAAAATTTAATTTTCATATTGTTTACCTCTTATTTGATTTTTGTGGGGAAGCCGAAACTTCCCCACTTGTTGTTATCGTAGATTTGAACTAAAGATATTAACCAGTAATACCAGTAAGTTCAACAACAGCTCCACCAAATGATGAATCAACTGCTGTGTTTACCAAGTTGTTTGAATCAACAAGCTCGTAAGCTCTCATACCTAATTGAGCTGATTCCCAAGCTGTTCCACCAGTTTCGCTGGTGTCAATTCTCAAACCAGAATTGTGTCGGAATATAGCCATTGCCCTATCCCAAGCACCATACCAGATGCTAGTGTCTGCTACCTGTGAATTTAGGAATACTGGAGAACCAAATATTCTCATATCTTCTGGAGCAAAACCATAGTTCCAGTCGTATACAGGTCTGCTGTCGCCAGTCAATTTCATAATTCTCTTGAAATTGGTTGGATGTAGCATCCAAACAGTTGGCAAAGCTCTGTATTCAATCGCTAGTTGGTGGTATAGGTCTTTAAGACCAGCATAAGTCAAAGCTCCACCCATAGCTGTTGATTGCCAAGATGTTCCATCAACAGTACCAGTAAAGTTACTACCATCTGAAACCTCGTTTTCAATCAATCTTCTCAAAGCTGTGATTTGATTAGCTGTAATCTCACCAATCATATCAATTGCTGTACCAGCCAATAATTCTTCTGAAACATAACTCAAAGCCATTGCCTTGTCCAAAGAGAAAGCTCTTTGTGCGAAAGTTGGCTTCTGGTCTGTCGCATCAGCATTTTCAGCAACTATTGCTGCTGTCAAATCAGCTGTGATACAAGGTATAGAACCTTGTGTGCTACTTACAGTAATGTTTCTTATAACATCCTGTAATCTTGGTCTATCAATGATAGACACAAAGAAATCATCTGATAACAATTCACTAGGAACTGTGAAACCACCATTAGCATTTACAGTAGACATTGGGTTGTCTGCTTTGGTGTAAATTGATGAATCTTTTATTTCAGCTCTCTTGTAGAAAGCTTCTTTCCTGTCGTGGTCTTTTGAAAAGTGCGAATGAACTAACCCACCTAAATAGGCTTTAATACCATTAGCTGTTTTCCAATCAGCATCAACAACAGGGTCTTTTACCCTAATTTCAGAATTAGGGTTTATTGTGATTGCCTTTCTTTCAACCTTGTCATCTGCTTTTTCTTCTTTCGTAGGCATAGCTTTTTCAACAGCTTTTTCTACGATTGGAGCTAAAACTTCTTCCAAGTTAAGGTCATCACTTTTGTTTACATCTTCTGACATAATATTAAACCTCGCTATTTTTAGATTTGTCTTTAAGGTACTTGCTAATGGCTCTCCGTAGAAGCTCGTTTGTTTGCTTCTTCCGTAAGTCCATCTCCACTTTCTTCTTATCAACATTATTTTCTTTTTCTTCTAGTAATTTTTCAATCCTGTCCAGTCTTGTTTTGAGTTCAAGGAACAAGTCCAGTTCAGGCATTGATTTGTTTGGCTTTTCTGGTTTGTCGTATTGTGGGCAATCAAGTCTGCCACAAGGGTTGCCGATATAGTCTTTCGGCTCTTTCATCTCATCTTCAGGAATCTCTGCCTTGTCCATACACATTTCGTGTGCTATGGCATAAGCCTGTTCACTATCCATTTCAGGATTTTCTTCCATAATTATTGAAATCTTGTTTTCAATACATTCATCCATAGTTGCCTTTTCTTCTTCTTCTTTTTCTTCTGTTTCAGTTTCCATTGATTTGTACAGATTCAATTTGACATTGTCTGATTTCAAATCAAGGCTCTTGATTGTGTGGATTACAGCATCAGGATTTGCTGGAACATTGACAACAGAAACTTCCAGAAGCTCTTGCTTCGTGAACATTCTGCCCTCGTGTGTCTTTTCAGATTCCAAAGCCCTGAAGCCAACTGATATTCCAGTTAGGTCGCCCATCCTGACTAGCTTCTCAACATCTTTGGATAGTTGTGTCTGTCCATTGAATCTTGCCTTTCCAAGAAGCTGTCCATCTTTCTGCTTGACCCAGAGAACCTTTCCTACTGGAAGCTTGTCTTGGTTATGACCCCAAAGCAACACTCCACCAGATTTGAAGTTGTCCAGCACCCAGCCATCAGCCTTGATGACATCTCCCTCTCTGTCGGTGCTTTCTGTGGATGCCGTAAAGACAAACTCGCCTTTCTTGTTGGGCATCTCCATATCAGCATTTATTGATTTCATCTGAACATCAACATTTTTCTTTTCACAATTTTCGCACATATTCTTTTCTTCCTCTCTTTTTATTTGTGCCACCTTTTTCTTAGACCAAGAGAAACCAGCATCTCCACCCCATAAAGCCCAAGCAATTCTGCCGTTGGATGGGTAACCATCTTCGCCTTTTTTGAAGCCCTCTGCCTTTTTGTCCACCTCGTGCCTTGAGAAAAAACTGAACATTCTCTTGACTGTCTTGATAGACATATCCTTTCCGTTGGAAATATCCCTAGCTCTCGCTATCCCAACTTCCGTTCCACCTCTGCCAAACTCACTTCTCCAAGCAAGTCCTCTTTTGGCTTCCTCAACCATTCCACTTGTAGGTGTCAGGTTTATGTCTGAAAGTGCTTTCAAACCAAACTCTTTACACATATTATTTCAATATATTAAACATAAAAGCTGAAAATTGAACAAGAAAGTCCACGAATGGTTAAACACCCACCTAAATCCGTATCGTTGCTCTATGGGTCTTATTTGGGCTTCTGTGTGGCAAAAAAAAAGGTGGGGATGCTCCGAAGAACATCCCCTAATTCAATAAAGGGTTACGAACTATAACCCATATATTACACATAAGATTATGGAAACAAACAAGAAACCCATTGAAATAGGTTGGTCTTGCCATCTTATGTTCCAGTACATATCATCCAATTCTTGTTTTTTCATTATTTGACCCCCCATTTTTCTCTGTAAGCTTCTGCTCTTTCAGCTCTGATTTCTCTTGCTCTCTCGTTAAACCATTCAGCTGGAGATTGTTGGTCAGGGTTGTCAAAGTATTTAATCTTCTGCTCTGCCAACATTATTGCCATATCAGTAGCAAACTTGATTCCGTGTGTGTCTTTGACTATGTCATAAGAAACATCAGAAACATTCCAGTCTATACATACTGTCAAAGCTTGGCTTCTTCTTACCATATAGTAAGGTTTGTGGTCAAGGAATTTGCCCTCGCCATTCATCCAACCCTCTTGGCTGTTTTCTTTGGAACTCATTCTTACCTTGAGAATCTCAATGACAGAAAGTTTCTGTCCAAGATAATCAACCATATTGTCATTGCTAACCTCTCCAAATCTGGAGTCAGCTAGTCTTTTTTTGTTTGTTTTCATACTGGTACTCTATCACAATATACACAAAAGCAAGGGCAAATGTATAGAAATACCTACGAAATGGGTGTTTTTTTGGGATTTTTGTGGAATTTAGGCTATTTTTTTTGTCTTTACCCTTGTACTCCCTCATCAACAGGTAGAGAAAATTCATCCCATATTTCCTGAATGTTGTTGTCGCTTATGGGTGTACTCGTTTCAACGGCAACTGTAAAAAGCTCCATAAACATCTTCTTCATCTTTGGGTTCATATTCTTTCCATAAGAGAAGCCAATCATAGGGTTGATTTTTATTATGTCTGGAGCAAATTGGAAATTGTATTCATTGACTTTCTTGTCAATCTCATTCCCAAATTCACTTGAACGGAATATTCTTCCATCTATCCTCAATACACTTCCTTTTGACAAGGTCAATGTGTATTCAACATCATCTACAATAATCTTTCTTTCTTTCATAATCTATTTATCTTACCTCATATTTTCAATCTTTCATTTGATACCCATCTTTGATTAACAGCTTTCTTTGAAATATATTTTCTCCAGTCTTTCATATCAGTCCTGTCTATGAAATCATAAATGTCATCCATCCTTTCAACAGACTTTGGGGATATTCTCTTGAACACCCTTTGCCAAACTGCTCCATTCTTGCCTGTTGACAATTCTGTATATTCGGCAAACATCTCAAAAAGACCACCAGCCTTTATTGATGTTCTTTTAATTACAGTTGGGGTCGCATTGTAATATGATGTTGAATGACCCCACCCAAATTGGTTTTTTGAAAGACCACCCATATAGTCAGCAAATGAACCATAATCCTTATCGTAGAAATTCTTTTCATCATACGAGAATGTCTTTCCCACATTTGGGAATCTGGTCTTGCTATCTTCTATCCTTTTCACAACATTGATTGTTGTGTTTGCCTGTCCTGATTCAAGTCGCAAAAGCTCTTTGCTTGTTTTTATGGCTTCGGATGATGACAATGTGTCAAGCCTTTTTCCAATCAATTCCTCAACATCATCCCACTTGAGCAAAGAATCAGAATCATTGATTCGCTTCTTTACAATATCCCTTATCTCTTTGGATGATTTTCCCTTGACTGATTTTCCCCAATCATCAAGCCAACCATCCCTTAAATACCATTCGGCTTGACCATCTCTCTCCCAGCTCCCCTTTATCCACTTGTCATCTCTTTTCTTCATTGTTGATATGGCTTTCCTTTGTTGTTTCCTCAAGTTTTTCAAGTCATCTATGGCATCTTCAGTCATAGAGTATGTCAATCCCCCATAATGTTTAGGGTAAAAACCAGCTTCCAGAATTTCTTTCTTTGTCATAGTGTCTATCTTGTAAGAAAGTTCTTCAAAGTTTTTAGCAAAACCCTTTGACAAAGTTCCATTTTTCATTACCTGTTCCCTCGCATACATTATGCTGAACTTTGGGTCGGCATCTATATGATGGGCAAATTCGTGTCGCCAGACATTCAGGTTTCCTCTTTTCACAGTTGCCGTCCCTTTAGTTAAGGATTTTACAGACATATTTATATCTCCATTCCAAGCTGAATGTGCTCCCTCATCCACATTATTTAAGACTTTTGGAACAACTGATGTTTTCTTTACGGAATTGTTAATCTTCTTCTGTAAGGGTGTATCTGTTCTCCATCCAGCCTTGTCGTGCCACTTCGCTTCTGTCTTGTTTGTGGTGTTCCAAGTTGCTCCAGCTCCAGTCGGCTTGACCTGTGGAGCTTCAACAGCAACAACTTCTTCAGGTAGACCCTCTGTGATTTCCTTTTCATCAAGCAATGGCAAGGCTGTACACCTACAATTCACAACTTCTGATGCTCCAGCTGCTTCATCCAAAGGGTATATCATTCCGTTTGAA